CGGTCGCTGCGGCGTTGACGAGATCCTCGGTCGTGATCTCGCGCGCGCCGTCGTCAAACGCGGCGAACAGGGCGTCGGGCACCAGCGCGGCGATCTCTGAGCCGGTGAACCCTTCGCTGCTCGCCGCGATCTGGGCCAGGTTGATGTTCGCAGCCTCGCGGTTGTGCTGACGCAGCGCGGCGCCGAGAATGGCGGCGCGCTCGGTCGTGGTGGGCAGATCGACCCACCACACCTCGTCAAACCGCCCCTTGCGCAGCAGCTCGGGCGGCAGGTCTTCGACGTTGTTCGCCGTGGCGATGACGAAAGCCTCGCCGCGACGCTCTTGCATCCACGACAGCACGGCGCCGAGAGCATCGGACGACACGCCGCCGTCGGACGAGCCGGACGTGGCGCCTTGCAGCGCCTTTTCGATCTCGTCAAACCAGACGACGCAACGCCCTATGGCTTCGATGACACCGAACGCCTTGCGCAGATTGCCCTCGGACTCGCCGACGAACTTGCTCTTGAGGGCGCCGAGATCGACCCGCAGCAGCGGGACGCCCCACGAGGTCGCGATGGCCTTGGCGGTGAGCGACTTGCCGGTGCCGGGGATGCCGACGATCATCGCCCCCTTGGGCGCAGGCAACCCGAACTCGCGAGCCTTCGCGCTGTAGGCGCTGCGGCGCGACACGAGCCAGGACTTCAGGTTCTCCAGACCGCCGACGGCGTCGAGCCCGCCGGGGATGGGGTCGTACCATTCGAGGACACGCTCGCGAGCCACGACACGCCGCTTCTCTTTCGCGACGATGGCGGGGTCGACCTTGCGGAGCGAGACGAGCGATTTGGCGTAGCACGCGGCGGCCTCTTCGCCGCTCAGACCGACGGCCGCATCGATGGCCGCGTCGCGGGTGCCGTTGGGAGCCGCCGACGCCTTGATCGTATCGGGCAGCCCTTCGATTGCCGCGTCCAGGATCGCGGCGATCTCGCCGCGGTCAGGCAACGGCCACTCGATCATCGTGGCGTGGCCGGCGAGCTCGATGGGGATGTCGCTCGACGGCGTGAGGATGATGATCGCCTGGGCGCTCTCACGCGCGATGCCAGGCAGCAGACGGGCGAGGTTGCGGAGTTGACGGCACGTCGCGGCGCCGGCGGGGCCGGTGAGCCACGAGTGAAGGTCGCGCATGATCCAGACGCCGCGCTCGCGGTTGAGGGTCACGGCGCGCTCTCGGATCTCGGCGAACGTCTCGCCCGGGTCACGGGAGCCGATGTTCGTCACCGAGCCGCCGAGATCGGCGACGCCCTGCGCAACGTCCCAGGTCCGCGGCACGTAGCCGGCCGCGCTGCTCGCCTCGATCAGGTAACGCTCGACCCGCGCCTCTTCGCGCGTCACCACCCACAGCAGCGGGTTGCGGGCACGGAGAAGGGCGGCGACGTCGGCGGCGATCAAATCGCTGCGGGTGTTTTTCGTCTCGGACATCTTGTGGTCTCCTTTGGAACGGAAGCGTTCCCGGAAACCCCCTGGGCGAACCCAGGGGGCAACCGGCAGCGTTTCAGCAGCTCGCCCAACCGAAAAACAGGAACTTGTCGCCGATGAGGTGGATGCAGCCGGCTGGTCCCCACTTGTCGCAAACGCGTTCGGCGTCGCGACGGAAGGCGGGGTTGGCGGGCTCGCTGTCCATGATCTCGCGGGCGTAGGCGAGAGGATCGCGATCCTTCGGCGGCGTGATCAGAACGAAGTCGTGCTTCTCGGCAATCGTGCCGGTGTAGCCGCCGTGTCCGCTTTCCCATTGCGCATCGCGAACCGCCGCCTGGAAAGCGTCGAGCGCGGTCTTGCCGCGTGCAGTCGTCTCGAATGTCGTGGCACCCATTAGCGTGTCTCCCAATTGTGGCGGGTCGCGCGTCCGGTGATGACGACGCGGTCGCCGTTGCGGGTTTCGATCAGCGCGAACATGCCGGCGACCGACGCGCGGATCGCGTCGGCCGTGTCATGGCATTCGGTGCGGATCAGTTCGTCGCCGACGTCGTTGTGAACGGCGACGATGATCGTGGCGCTTTTCAATTCGTCCTGCCGGCGCGGCGCGCCTCGTACATCGCCATCAACTGCTCAAGCGGCACGTCGAGCAGCCCTTTGACGCAATCGTGTGTCTGGAACGCCTTCTCCGTCTTGAAGGTCTGCGAGCAGCTCGTGCAACGGGCGTGGGCTTGTGTCGTCGTCTTCATTCGATGGTCTCCTTTGTCGGCTCACAAGCGAGCCCGGAGAGGCAGAGAGCGTTGCTAGCGCCCCTGCCCCGCCGGCCGCGTTTGTTGAGTGCGGTCAGGATTCACCGAGCCCTCTTCCGCACGGGCGACGAAGCGCCGCTGGGCGTACTCTCGGGGGCTCGATTCAATTTCGTTCCGTTTCCGCGCGGGCGACGAAGCGCCATCTGGGCGTACTCGGGAACGATTCATCCTCGCGTAAGGACGGGACATCTTGTGCAGCGTCGCGGCGTGACCCGAATTTTACACCTTCGCCCCGAAGGGCTCGGCTCTCGGCTGCCAGCGTGTCTCGTCTTTCCGCGCCTCTCGCAAGTCACCCTGCCGTATCGCAAATCTCTCGGGTGATTCCTTGGCCCCTCGCGGGGTGTGTCGGCGCGTCGCTCTCCTGTCAATCAATCGCAACTCTATCTTACGTCCGCCCTTTCGGCGGGTAAAGGCGCAAGCCGCCTCAAATATCAATGAGTTAGCCGCGATTTTGGCCGATTTCCTCGCAAAATCGCGATTTCCGCTTTCCACCGACGAAAGAAAGAAGACATGCCCGCTTTCGTGCCGACGCCCGAACAACGCTCGACGGTCGAGACGATGACCGCCTACGGCGCGCGGCAGGACGACATCGCGGCCATTCTCGGCATCGATCCGAAGACGCTGCGCAAGCATTTCGCCGAGCAGATCGCGCTGGGCACGGTGAAGGCCAACGCCAAGGTCGCTGAGTCGCTTTTCAAGAAGGCGGTCGGCTTCCACTACAAGGCGCAGCGGGCCTTCATGCACAAGGGCAAGGCGGTCGTGGTGGACTACACCGAGTACCAGCCGCCCGACACCGTGTCGGCGATCTTCTGGCTGAAGACGCGCGCGGGCTGGTCTGAATACTCGCCGGCGCCGGCAGAGCGGCCGGTGCAGCTCGGCAAGAAGGAAGAGGCCGACCGCGCCGCGCAGACCGCCGAAGAGGGCACCGGCTGGGCGAGCCTGATCCGCCACTGATGCTCGATCTGTCGTGTCGAGACTGGGAAGCGAAGATCCGAGAGGGCCGCTCCCTGGTCCCGGCTGTGTCGGTGAACGCCGACGAGGCGAAGGCCGCCGTAGGCATCTTCAACCTGCTCCACATCCCCGACGTGCCGGGCACGCCGACGATGAAGAGCGCCGCGGGCGAGTGGTTCCGCGAGATCGTGCGGGCGCTGTTTGGATCGTTCGACCCGACCACCGGCGAGCGCGCGATCCGCGAGCTGTTTCTGCTGGTGCCGAAGAAATCGGGGAAGACGACCTATTCGGCGGCGCTGATGCTGATTGCGTTGCTGCGCAACACGCGGCCGCGCGCCGAGTTCATCCTGACCGGCCCGACGCAGGAGGTGGCAGAACTCGCCTTCCGCCAGGCCGAGGGCATGATCGCCTGCGACCCCGACGGCTTCTTGCAGAAGCGCCTCGACCCCAAGCCGCATCTCAAGATCATCGTGGATCGCCGCACGAAGGCGGTGCTGCGGATCAAGACCTTCGACACGAGCGTGGCGACGGGCCCGAAGCCTGCCGGCATCCTGATTGACGAGCTGCACGAGGTCGCCCGCATCGCGAAGGCTGGGTCGATCATCGGCCAGCTTCGCGGCGGCATGGTCTCGCAGCCGGAAGCGTTCCTGGCCTTCATCACGACCCAATCGGATCAGCCGCCGCAGGGCGCGTTCGCCGACGAGCTGAGCGTGGCGCGCAGGGTGCGCGACGGCGTGCTGCAGGGCATACCGATGCTGCCGGTCATCTACGAGTTCCCGCACGACATGCAGCGGGACCGTTCGTGGCGCGACCCGCAGAACTGGTGGATGGTCACGCCGAACCGCGGCAAGTCGGTGACCGTCGAGCGGCTGCAATCGGACTTCATCGCGGCCGAGGCGAAGGGCGACGCGGAGATCCGGCGGTGGTGCTCGCAGCACCTAAACATTCAGATCGGCATCGCCACGCGCGCCGATGGTTGGGCAGGCGCAGAGCTGTGGGATCGCGGCGTCGAGGAAGGCTTGACGCTGGAGAAGATCCTGGCGCGCTGCGAGGTGGTGACTGTCGGCATCGACGGCGGCGGGCTCGATGATCTGCTCGGCCTCGGCGTGATCGGGCGCGAGCGTGGGACGAAGCGCTGGCTGGGCTGGGCCCGCGCGTGGGTCTCGCCAGAGGGCATGGAACGGCGCAAGGCCAACAGTCCGCGCTATCAGGACTTCATGGACGACGGCGATCTGCAATTGGTCGAGAAGCTGCCGCTGGACGTCGAGGCGGTCGTCGCGGTCGTCAAGCAGATAGACGACGCCGGGCTCCTGGCCGAGGTGGGCGTGGATGCCGCGGGCATCGGCGCCATCGTGGATGCGCTGGGCGAGATCGGGGTTACGACCGCCGATGATTCGAAGCTGGCTGCGGTCAAGCAGGGCATCGCGCTCATGGGCGCGATCAAGACGATTGAGCGCAAGCTCGCCGACGGCTCCTTCCTGCACGGCGGCGCGCGAATGATGGCCTGGTGCGTCGGCAACGCCAAGGTGATGCCGACGGCGACCGCGATGCGGATCGCGCGCGACGAATCCGGTTACGGCAAGATCGACCCGCTGATGGCGCTGTTCAACGCCGCGGCGATGATGGCGCTCAACCCCGCCGGTGGCGGCAAGATCACCAGGGCCGAGGAGGTCATTTTCTAATGTCATTCTTCCGCCGCTGGCTCGACCGATTCAAGACGAAGGCAACCACGACCGACACCGGCGGCTGGTTTGTCGACTGGATGCGCGGCGGCACCTCCAGCCAAGCCGGGATTGCGGTGAGCTCGACGTCGGCGCAGCGTTGTGCGGCGGTGTTCGCCTGCGTCGAGGTCGTCTCGCAGGACGTCGCGAAGACGGCGCTGCCGCTCTATCGCCAGCTGCGCAATGGCGACCGCGAGCGGGTGACGAACCATCCGCTCTACGATCTGATCTCGGTGGCGCCGAACGGGTGGCAGACCTCTTTCGAGTGGCGCCACATGATGCAGGGCCACGTCGAGCTGCGCGGCAACGCCTATAGCTATGTCGAGCGCGATGGGCGCGGGCGGCCGCTGGCGTTGTGGCCCATGCACCCCGATTGCGTCACCGTGCTGTTGGGGCAGGACGGGCGTTCGCTGTACTACGAGTATCGCGAGCCGGCGGCGCTGGGCGGGGAGACTCACCGCTTCCCGCAGGCCGACGTGCTGCACATCCGCACGCGCGCCGAGGACGGCATTCACGGCCTGTCGCGGATCAGTCTCGGACGCGAAGCCATCGGCCTGGCGCTCGCGATGGAGCAGCACGGCGCGAAGCTGTTCGCCAATGGCGCGCTGTTCACGGGCGTGCTGCAGACCGACAAGCAGTTCACCACGCAGGAAGAGGCCGACCGCGCGCGCGAGCTGTTCGCCGCGCGCTACACCGGCAACGAGAACATGTGGAAGCCGGCGCTGCTCCACAACGGTCTCAAGTGGCAGCAGATGTCGATGACCGCGGACGACGCGCAATTCATCGAGGCGCGCGTCGGCCAGGTGGTCGAGGTGGCGCGCCTGTTCCGCGTGCCGCCGCACATGATCGCAGAGCTGTCGCGCTCGACGTTCTCCAACATCGAGCATCAATCAATCGAGTACGTGGTGGGCTCGCTGCTGCCGCGTTTCGCGGCCTTCGAGCAGCGGCTCAACGCAACGCTGCTCGGGGCCGGCGATCTCTATTTCGAGTTCCTCGCCGACAGCCTGCTGCGCGGCGACCAGCAGAGTCGGTACGCGGCATACGGCATGGCCCGGCAGTGGGGGATTATGTCGGTGAACGACATCCGCCGCCTCGAAAACATGCCGAACATCGGGGCGCAGGGCGACATCTACCTGCAACCCGGGAACATGATCGACGCGAGCAAGCCGCCGCCCGTCGCCGCACCGCCGGCGCCGACTCCGCCAGCGCCGACTGACCAATCCGCTCCGCCGAGCGAGGACACATTGCGCCTCATGCGCGCCTGGATCGACGCACGCCTAGCGTCGCCCGCGCCGCAGCGGCTGAACGGGAAGGAAGGGCACGGACATGCCTGATCGTACAATCTTCGGCTCGATTGACGGGTTCCGCGCGGCCGCGCAGCAGCCCGAGGCGCCCGCCAACGCTCATGTTCGCGCGTCGCTGGACACCGAGATCAAGAAGCCCGAGGGCGACTCGCGCACGCTGACGTTTGCGATCAGCTCGCCGTCGGTCGACCGCATGGGCGACACCATCGCGGTGGCCGGCTGGAAGCTCGACAACTACCGCAAGAACCCGGTGGTGCTGTTCGGGCACGACGCCTCGTCCCTCCCGGTGGCGAAGGCCACAAAGGTGTGGATCGAGGGCGACCGCCTGATGGCGGAGGCCGAGTTCACGCCGAAGGGAATGGCGCGCTTCAACGACACCGTCTTTGACATGCTCAAGGGCGGCTTCCTGAATGCCACGAGCGTCGGCTTCGCGCCGCTCAGGTATGCGTTCACCGATGACCCGCAGCGCCGCTTCGGCATCGACTTCCTGGAGCAGGAGCTCCTGGAGTTCTCGGTGGTGCCCGTGCCGGCGAACCCTGACGCGCTGCTCACCGGCAAGGCCGCAGGCATCGACGTCGAGCCGATGGTCGAATGGCACAAGGCCGCGCTCGCCAGCATCGGTCTGTCCTCGGTGCCCGCCGCGCGCCTCTCAGCCATCGAGGCGCTGCCGAAGAAGTTCCGCTCCATAGCGAAGGGCATGCCCGACAGCGCCAAGGGCGCGCGCGGCCAGTTCCGCCGCATCGCGAACGACATCGAAGAGGCGCTCGGCGTCACAGCCGAAGCCTCCGATCCGGCCGCTTCCGCGGTCGAGAAGACTCCCCGCGAGACCCCGCGCCTGGTCATGGCGCGGCGTCGGCTTGAGCAGGCTCGCCGCAAGCTCGCGTAGCTATCCAGCTATCCAACCCCGAAGGGTTCCCGCCGCAAGGCGGAGGTGTGGCCGCCGAAAGGCGGCTTTTTCGTGTCGGGTCTTCGGCCCCGACCGATCCCACGAGCGCCCGCGAAGCCCGCGCGCGCCGTTCCCGGGATCACACCTATGTCCAATCGTCTCAAGGCCCTTCGCGAAAAGCAGGGCACCATCGCTGACAGCATGGAGAAGTTGCTCGCCACGGCGCAGGCCGACGCGCGCGACCTCACCGACGAAGAGCAGCAGGTCTTCGGCGATCTCGAAAAGGATTTCGAGGACGGCAAGAAGGCCATCGCGCGCGAAGAGCGCGTGGAGGCCGTCCGCGCCTCGCTGGCGAAGCCTCTGCCCGCCGACGTCACGGCCACCAAGACGACCGTGCCGGCCGCTGCGCGCGTGCGCTACGGCAAGCTGAAGGCGTTCCGCGGCGAGGGCGCCGAGGAAGCGGCCTATCGCTCGGGCCAATTCATCCTGGCGACGATGCTGGGTCACGAGAAGGCCGCGGCGTGGTGCCGTGAGAACGGCGTCGTGATCCAGAAGGCGCAGAGTGAGGGCGTCAACTCGGCCGGTGGCTTCCTCGTCCCCACCGAGTTCAACCAGGCGATCATCGACCTGCGCGAAGAGTTCGGCACGTTCCGCCAGAACTGCCAGGTCATCCCGATGGGCTCGGATGCGATGACCATTCCGCGCCGCGCCGGCGGCCTCACCGCGTACTTCGTCGGCGAGGGCGTGGCGGCGACCGAGTCCTCGAAGACGTGGGATCAGGTCAGCCTCGCGGCCAAGAAGGTGGCCGTGCTGGCGAAGATGTCGACCGAATTGGCCGACGACGCCGTGATCTCCATCGCTGACGACCTGGCGAAGGAGATGGCCTACGCCTTCGCGGTGAAGGAAGACGCTTGCGGCTGGAACGGCGACGGCAATGCCGGCACCTACGGCGGCATCACCGGCGTCCGCACCAAGATCATCGATGGCACGCACACTGCCTCGGCGGTCGATGGCGCCACCAACCACGACACCTTCGCGGAGATCGACGCCAACGACCTCGCGGCCGTGATGGCGAAGTTGCCGAAATACGCCGAGCGCGGTGCCAAGTGGTACTGCTCCAGCGTCGCGTGGGCTGCGTTGTTCCAGCGTCTCGTTGCGGCCGGTGGCGGCGTGACGATGATGGAGCTGACCGGCGGCAAGCCATCGCGCAGCTACCTCGGCTATCCGGTCGTGATCGACCAGACGCTGCCGACCAGCACCGGCGATCTCTCCGACGTCGCGATGCTGTTCTTCGGTGACCTGTCGCTGGCCGCGACCATGGGCGAGCGCCGCGGAGTGACGATCAAGAGCTCCGAGCACCGCTACATGGATCTCGATCAGATCGGCATCTTCGGCAACGAGCGCGTCGACATCAACGTCCACGACCTCGGCGACAACTCGACCGCTGGGCCGCTGATCGCGCTCATCGGCGACTAAGCCACCACCACAGCGGCGCGCGTCCTCTGACGCGCGCCGCGCTCTCCCTCATTCGCGCGGCGCCGCGAGGCGGCCGCATTTCCGCGAAGGAAATTCCCATGCTTCCTCAGACGAAGGCCGCAGTGGCCATCAATGCCGTTTCGGCGACCGCCGCCGGCACTGTCACTTCGAGCGTGGTCGACACGCTCGGTTACGATTGGGCGACCATCGATGTCTGGGGCACGACCCAGGCGGCGTCGACCCAGGCCGGCAGCCCCTCGGTTCTCAAGCTTCAGGAGTGCGAGAACACCACGGCGTCAAACTTCGTTGACATCACCGGCTTCCGCGGTGCGTCGGCGACGGCAACGAACGTCGACTTCCTTGTCGGCGTCGGCGTGACCTCGGGCGTGAACAACTACAAGTTCAACGTCGATCTCCGCGCACGCAAGCGTTACCTGTCCATCGTCATCTCGCCGGCGACCTCGCAGACCTTCTACGGCGTGGTCAACCTCGGCCGCGGCGAGCAGGCGCCGATCACGGCGGCGAAGGCGAACGTGCTCTCGCTGATCGAGGGCTGAGCACCACCGGAGATTCCCCGTGCGGCGGGCCGACACCCGAGCCGCGGGGAACGTTGTTGCGCGCGACAGCGGCGGGGCGATGTCGGTCGCCTCGCCGCACCTCCCGACAGAGGAATCTCATGACCGACATCCGCCTTGCTCTCGGCGCCGGCTCCGTTTCGCCCGCAGGCTTCACGCCTATGGGTCGCGAGCACGGCAGCGAAATCTACCCGCTGGCCTACCCCGATAATTCTGTCGACGCGATCTATGCGTCGCACGTCCTGGAGCACTTCCACCATTGGAAGGTGGCCGACGTGGTCAAGGACTGGGCGCGCGCGCTGAAGCCCGGCGGCACGATCAAGATTGCGGTCCCTGACTTCGCCAAGATCAGCGAGGACTATCTCACCGGCAAGCCTCTGCTCAACGAGCGCGGCGAGATGATGCCGGCCGAGCACGTCTTGATGGGGGCTCAGCGAGACCCGAACGACGTCCACCATTCGATGTTCGACCGCGACCGCCTGCGCCAGGTCATGGCGGCCGCCGGGCTGATCCTGCTGCGGCCGTGGAAGTCCGAGATCGTTGACTGCGCGGCCTACGATCTCTCGCTGAATCTTGAGGGCACCAAGCCGCACATGACGGAGATCAGAGTCTCGGCCGCGATGAGCGTGCCGCGCCTCGGGTTCATGGACAATTTCTCCTGCTGCATCGACGCGCTGTTGCCGCTCAACATCCGGCTCCGTCGCCAGGGCGGCGCCTTCTGGGGCCAGGCGCTGACGAAATGCCTTGAGATCATCCTTGAGCAGGACAAGCCGGACGCGGTGCTGACGCTCGACTACGACAGCGTGTTCACCAAGGGCAACGTCGCGCACCTCATGCAGTTGATGATGGCGCACCCGGAGGCGGATGCGATTGTCGCGCTGCAATCGTCGCGGCACATGCCGACGGCGCTGTTCACGCTGCTTGACGAGAAAGGCAAGGCGCGAGCGCAGGTCGAGCTTGGCGAGCTTGCGCCCGATCTTATGCAGGTCGCGTCGGCGCATTTCGGGCTGACGCTGATCCGCGCCGACAAGCTGCGCGCGCTGCCGAAGCCATGGTTCATGCCGGTGCCGGACGCCAAGGGCGGCTGGTCGGATGACGGCAAGATCGATGAGGACATCCACTTCTGGGTCAAGTGGCGCGAGGCCGGCAACACGCTCTTCCTCGCGAACCGCTGCACCATCGGCCACGCCGAACTCATGGTGCGGTGGCCCGGCAAGGATCTTCAGGCGTTCTACCAGCCGATCCGCGAGTTCAACGACAAGGGCGCGCCCGAGGCGGCCTGGCGATGACCGGCCCCTATGATTGGCTCAACGGAAAGGTGCGCAACACCTATTCGCAATTCGGCGAGGACGGCGTCCTCGCCGCAATCTTCCAGGCCATCGGCGTCGAGAACTCGTGGTGCTTCGAGTGCGGCGCTGCGGACGGCCTGTTCTTCTCCAACACGCGGCGGCTGATCGAGGGCGGCTGGAGCGCGCTGCTCGTGGAGGCCGACCCGGAAGCGTTCACGCGCTTGCAGGCGAACAACGCGGCCTTCGCCGGCCGCGTGACCTGCGTCAACGCGCGAGTCGATGACGCGAACCGCCTGGAAGATCTGCTCACCGCCTGCGGCGCGCCGCGCCACCTTGACCTCGCCGTGATCGATGTCGACGGCCAGGACTATTACCTCTGGAACTCGATGCTGCGCTATCGCCCGCGCGTGGTGGTGATCGAGTTCGACCATACCGCGCCGGTGGAGTTTATCCCGACGGCCGGCGGCCCGGGGCAGGCCGGCTGGGCGGCGATCTCGCGCCTCGGCGCGGGGAAGTTCTACGACCTCGTCCACCACGGGTACTGCAACATGATCTTCGTCCGTCATCCGCTCGCGGGGATGATCGCCGAGGCAGGGAGGGCGCACGCATGACGCCACCTCGCCCTCGCCTCGTTCGCCTCCTCAAGCCCTGGCGGCTGTGGTCGCGCGGTCACGTCTTCACCGAGATGGGCGGCGCGCAGGCGCGCGACATCATCCGCACCGGCCATGCCGAATACGTGACCGAAGACGTTCCGACGGCTCCCGTCGACCGCATCATGCGCTCCGCCGCCCGCCCGCGGCGCGTGCGCGACTCAGAGGTTTAAGCGCATGGCCGCACGTCACCTGATCAGCGCCCGAGCTGCAAGCACGGGTCCGGGGTCGCCCCCGCCGCCGCCACCCCCGCCGCCTCCCTCGCCGCCTCCTCCGCCGCCTGGCGGCTTCATTGACATCGCCCAACTTGTCGTCGGCGGCAGCGGCGGCAACACGATCAACGGTCTGCCGATCAAATATGCTGAGTTTCCAGGGCTGGCGCTTTCGGCTCTACTCAACGGCTCGACTGTTGCACAGATTGATCGCGGCACGACTGATCTGTCTGGTGATGGGCGGTTCGCTGTCCTCTCGTGCGGCGCCCTCGCGGCTGGGACATATACTGTTTCGATCAGCACCGATGCCGAGGCAAATTCGCCGGTCAGTTTCACGGATGTCGCGGTCACGACGGTCGTCGCCAATGGCGACACGTTCACGAGCACCGCTGCAATTGCCGCGGGGCTGGTCGGCTGGGCGCGTCGCGGGCCGGTCGTATCCGAGGGCGTGTATGTACACGAAATCCCCGGCAATCAGCTGCGGGTGCGATTCCACATCTCGAAATATGCGGATGGCAAGAGCCGCACGAAGGTCTTCGTTGAGAACGCCTACAGCTTGATCGGCGCCGGGTACAACAACGCCTTAGATGCGACCTCCGCAGAGCAACTTGTATACGACATCGACATCACGCGTGGCGCGCTCAATCAGTCGTGGACCGATGTCATTCATTGCCCGTTCTCGCGCTATCGGGCTTTTGCGCCGAGCGATCTGTTCGCATGGGGCGATGCCGAGTGCCACGCGAACGTCGTTCCGCTTTCCTGGGGTGGGACAGCTATTGCCGGCACCGCGTCCTACTTCTGCGACAGCGGCATGTTTCAGAATTTCACTGGGCCTTTCACGCTCCAGTCGATTGCGCGACTGTCCTCGACGCAGCCTGGTAGTCCGAGCCCCGGCGATCAATACACGCCCGCCAAACCGTTTTCCAAGACCAAGCAATGGAGCGGGTCGGCCTGGTTCGTCACCGGCAACGACATCGGTTATGACGGCGGCAACATCGGACCGTTTTCTTGCCGCAACACGGCGGGCGGCGACGATGTTAGCATTGGCGTCTACCCCGAGTATGCCAAGCAAGCGCTGTTCAACTTCGACACCAGCGGCCGCTATTTGCTGGAATGGGCAGCGGGCCGGCGCCTAGAGGTGCTGGCGAACCTGCGCGACTCTGTGACGAAGAAATACTACCGCACCGATGTTGTTGCCGGGTTCACAGGGCGCAACTATGCGCGCTTGTCGTCGCTTGCGGGGTCGAGTGCCAACCAGATAGGGGGCATCAAAGTCGCGCTGGTTCTCTCGGATTGCACGGCCGCGCAGAACAGCACGACGCTGCACAGCGACACGGGCGGCTTCACCGCGGGCATGGTTGGGATGCCGGTTTATTTTACCGGCACCGGCAACGGCAATTTCCCCGGCGAAAAGTACCGGATCATCGTCTCGCGCACCGACACGAACAACGTCGTTCTGGACTCCGCGCCATGCACCGCAGGAGCGGGCGCTAGCGGCACGATTACAGTCAATGCCCCGCTCTTTCAGCAATACTGGGAGCAGGCGCACTGGGGCGCAGAGTTCTTTCCTGCCTACATGCTGACCGGCGAGCTGGAATATCTCGAAGGCCAGATCATGCAGGAATTGGAAAGCTGGTCGTGGTCGCCATGGGGCGACGGCGACAGCGGCAATAACGCTCACGGTCTTTATCGCGGGGGGCAATACCGACACGTTGGGCAAAACTACTGGGACCAGTATTACGACACGGGTTCCGGCGTTCCGCAGGAGCGTACGCAAGGCTGGGGCTATCGGACTACAGTGCAGACCTGTGCTGCCATGCCTGACGACGAGACGCTTACGAATGCTCTATTCGGCTGGGACAAAACGATGGTACGGGCGCGCTGGTCGAACGTCTTGACCGGGTTGAAAACCTGCTACATCGACGGCTCTACCGGGACGGGGCTGCGCTTCACTAGCTCGCCCGTCGGCGCGCGCTTTCTGGCGGCATCGCCATCGTCTTACCCAAACAACAACTGGATGCAGGGCACAATCTACGTCTCGCTCGGCATCGGCACCGACAAGGAACTGAACGAGCTAACCGCGGACGGCCTGGCCTTCTTCGATTGGATGGCTGACGGGCAGATCGCGCTCTATACCGACACGACCGATCCGGCGATGCGCGAGTATCTGTATGGATCGAACGGCGACATGCCGAGTACGCGGGACGGAGCGGAGATCTATTGGGGTCATCCCGGCAGCCCGTGCGTTACGTGGAAGCATGTCTACGACCGTCTCTCTGCTCTGACCCCAGGCGGATTGCCTGCTTCCACGACGGCGAACTATGCCAAGAGCGTGTGGGCGGACAGTGATTGGTCCGGCTACCGCCACGACTTCATGGCGGTGGCTGTGCAGCGTGGGCGGTCGGGCGCAACGACGGCGCACGCTTGGCTGACCGCCACGGCGCAGCATCACTTCTCAGCAGATTATTTCTACAACCGCAACCATTCCATAACGGTGCGGTCGTGACCATGACGGAGATAGGCAAATGACCACAATCCTTGAGCCCAAATATACAAACGGGGTGGCGCTGACGATCACGCTTGCCTCGCTCGCGAGCACGACGGCAGATCCGCCGGTCGGTCGCGAGAGCACGATTGTCGATAACTCCAGCACCCGCTTTCTCGACGCCATTCTGTCCGGCCAAATCACCACTGGCACCTCGCCGACCGCATCCAAGCAGATCGTGGTCTGTGTCTGGGGCATTACCTACAACGGTACGAACACCAGGCCACCCGCTGGTGTAGCAGCCACGGGCGACGCGGCCTTAACGCCTGCCTTCGCGGGCTGCATTGGCGTTCCCGGCTTGATCATGCCGGCAATCGTCATCCCGACCACGAACACGAGTGACAAGGCATACGCCTTTGCCGGCATTTCGGTACGTCGCGCGCTCAGGCTTGATACGCTTCCCTATAAGTGGGGCGCGTTCGTCTATCACAGCACGGGCCAGAACCTAAACGCCACCGGAGGCAACCACTTCCTCGAATACACCGGCCTTCAGGTGGAGAACGTCTAGTGTCCCGGTATTTCGGCGCTTCATCCTCAAACGCGCTGACGGCTACGCTTGCAGGCTTCACGTCGCCGTGTTCCATCGGCCTTTGGATGAACCCCGATTTCAACAACAACGACAACTCCGTTGATCGTTATTTTTGGTCGATGGGCTCGAACAATGCCGAGTTTCGTAAATTCTCGGACGGAAATATTTATCTCGGAAATACCGGGCTTCGCATTGTTATTTCGGCTACCACGGCGATGCGCCTGGGTTATTGGCAGTTTCACCTGCTCACGGTCGACGCAACCGGCGCGCAGTTCTATTATGTGGACAACGTATTGGTAGGATCGACTGCGGCAGCCGGATGGTCCAACGAAACCGCGCTCACGATTGGCAATAACGCGGGAACGACAGTCGGCTCGCAGGCTTGGATACGTGGCGTGATCCTCATCAACCAGTACGTGACGCAGCAAGCCGAGATGGACCGTCTGGCGTTCGATCCACGCTCTTGGCCGCGCTCACAGGTGGTTGCGGGCTATGACCTGGAAGGCCCATCCGGTGAATTGGACTGGGGGCCGAACGCCTCTAACCTGACGAACAGCGGATCACTGCCGTCAACGCAGGAGCCGTTCATTCTCAACTATGGGCGCGATATTTGGCTGGCGCCTTCCGCGACCAGCCCGCCTCCTCCACCGCCTCCGCCTGCGGGCGGTGGCTCCGCGTTCAAGCGCTTGAGCGGCGTGCCGTTCATCCATAAAATCCCAGGAGTCTGGTAAATGGCCGAAGTCACCGCGATGCGGAACAACGCGTTGCCGTACCCCATCTATGGGGCGCCGTGGACGCTGACCTTCCCGATCCTCGACAACACCGGACAGGTGGTCGCGGGTGCCGCCGGCCTCGACAGCGAGGTGTCGCTGAATGGCGACACGGCCGCCGACTGCACGAACGAAGCGACGCAGATCGCGACGAGCACCGGCGAGTACTATCTAACGCTGACCGGCGCCGAGATGACGGCAGATATCGTCACCGGCATCACCAAGACCAGCACGACCGACGCGAAGCCGGCAGCGTGGGCGCTCTACCCGCGCAAGCTCATCACGCTGCGCTCCGGGACAAGCGCGGCCGGTGCTGCCGGCACCATCACGCTCGACAGCGGCGCCAGCGCGGTCGACGACTTTTACAACGGCTGCGTCATCATCGCCACGCTCGACGGCTCGGTCGAGGTGCGCGTGATCGCCGACTACGTCGGCTCGACCAAGGTCGCGTCGGTCACGCCGAACTGGAACACCACCCCCGACGCCGACGACACGTTCGTCATAAAGATCCCCGAGGGTCGCCACATCCAGCAGATTCTGCCCGTGGCGCCCGTGCATATGGGGCACTACGTCGTCCGCGAGGACACGGCGAGCCAGGAGGTGATTTTTGGCCCGCTCTACACGGTCGCGACCGGCGAGCCCTACACTGGGTCAATCGCGAATACCGACATCAAGGTGTGGAAAGAAGGTGGCACCACCGAGGCGTCCAAGAACTCGGGCGGCGCGACCCACATTTCCGAGGGCCGCTTCTATGCCGTGTTCGATGCAACCGACTTCGACACGGCTGGCAAGGCGCGCGCCACCGTCTCAATCGCCGGCGTGCAGCAGGGCTACCTGACGTTCGACGTTCTTCCGACCACGGCCGCCGCTGCGGTCTACGATGGCACGACGCTGGGCGTGGACGTCACGAAGTGGAACGGCACCACGGTCGCGACGCCGACCGTCGCAGGCGTCCCCGAGATCGACGTGACGCATTGGAACGGCACCGCGGTCGCGACGCCGACCGTCGCAGGCGTTCCCGAGATCGACGTGACGCATTGGAACGGCACCGCGGTCGCGTCTCCGAACACCGCCGGCTATCCGGTGGTGACCGTCAAGGATGGCACGGGTACGGGCGAGATCGACACGAGCGCCGGCGGGGTCTCGATCTCCGCGGCGAGCATCCGGTATGCCATCGGCATGGCATCCGCCAATCTCGACACGCAGTTGGATGCCTTGCCCACCGCCACGGAGAACGCCGCGGCGCTGCTCGACCTGACGGACGGCGTTGAGAGCGGGCTCACATTGCGCCAGGCGCAGCGCCTGTTCGCTGCTGCGTTGGCCGGCGTGCTCTCGGGCGCCGCGACGTCGACCATCCTGATCAAGGGCGCTGGTATCGGTACGACCCGCATTCAGGCGACTGTCGACGCGGACGGCAACCGTTCCGCTGTCGTGCTGACGCCCTAATGTTCGCCGCTCACTTCTTCGCCGCGCGAATGTTCGCGCGGCGATACTTCGCTGCGTTCGGCGGTGGGCGTCACAGGGCGACGGCGCGCACCGGCGGCGCGGTCACGCGCGGGGGCGGCAGTCAAGGACGCGCGGTCGCGCGTTAAGCCAAATCCGGCAGATCGGAAATGAACGGGCGGTCCCTTGGGGCCGCCCGTTCGCATTTGGAGGGCGGCCCCAATGTACTTGTCGCCCTACAAGACGGTCGTCAGCGTTGAGGCCGTCAGCAAAGACATGACCGTGGTTGCGACGGTGAAGGCCGAGCTCGGCATCACCGTCACGACCTATGACGACCTGCTCGACGTCTTGATCCAGCACGCCTCGGCGGCCTGCGCCTCGTACTGCAATCGCGAGTTCGCAAGCGAGACGGTGATTTCGAGCTTTCGGACGCCGATGGAGCGCGGTCGCGCGCGGCCCGCCGAGGCGCTGCTGCTCGACCGCACGCCGATGACCGCAATCACTACCGTGGTCGAGGACAGCGTCGCGCTCGATGCCGCCGAATATGAGTTCGACGCCGAGACCGGCTTCCTGTGGAAGCTGTCGAGCAATGACACGCGCGTCTGGTGGACCGGCCCGAAGCTCGTGGTCACCTACACCGGCGGCTATGTGATGCTGACGACGCTCCCCAGCGACCTGGAGCGCGCGTGCATCGACCTCGTCAAGCATCGCTGGTTCTCGCGGCAGCGCGACCCGCTGGTCAAGGCGGTCGACGTGCCGGGCGTTCTGTCGGAACAATACTGGGTGGGCGGCGCCAGCGAAGGCGCCATCCCCAAAGAGATCAGCGTGCTGCTCGATCCCTACGTGCGGATCGTCATCTAGATGTCGCCGGCCGAGGCTATCGCCGCGCTCGATCACGCCAACCAGATCGCGGGCGAGGATGTCGTTCTGCGCCGTTACCTTGGCCCGCTTCGCACGAATGCGTCCGACGTGACCTGCCGCGCCACGGTGCGGGAGTTCACGGCGAACGAACTCGTGGACACCATCGCGCAGGGTGACCGGCTCGCGATCCTCAGTCCGACCGAGGCGACCGCGGCGACGTGGCCGCTGCCACCGCGCAAGGGCGACAAGCTGGTCATCGGCGGGCGCGAGTTGAACATCGAGCACCCCGACAACATCACCATGGGCGGCACGCTCGTGCGGATGAATCTCCGGGTCCGCGGCTGATGGCGTCAGCGTCGGCGGCCGCCTTCGAGACGAGCGTGCGCGCTTTCGTCGGCGATCTGCGCGGGCCGACGGCCGCTCGCATGCTGGCATCCGCCCACGACGAGCTGAATAACAAGGTGCTGCAGGGTCAACAGGCGCGCTCGGGCGTGCGCCCTGGAACGCGCCACGTCGTAGACGGCAAGGTCGGGGCCGCCTTTGAGAGCGTGAAGCCCGGCGGCCGCATCGTCACCATCTACGACTATCGCAAAGAGGTCGCGCTCTTCGTGCTCGCGGCGCTGCGTTCTGCGTCGCCGTCATCGAGCGGCCGTTATCGCCGCAGTCATTTCATGCTGCTCAACGGGCAAGAGGCCGCCAGCCTGCCGGACACGCTTGCCGACAGCGACGTGGTGACGATAACCAACAGCACGCCTTATGCCCGCCGGCTTGAGGTCGGCAAGAAGCGCGACGGCTCGCCCTTCGTCGTCCAGGTGGAGCCTCGCATCTACGAGCGGGTGGCGAAGAAGGTGGCCGGGCCGCGCTATCGCAACGTCGCGGCAATCGCCTTCAACTACGTGGACCTGGCGAACCCCTATCGCAAGGTCGCCAGCAAACGGCGCGGCGCGGGCCAGTCCATCCGCTACCCGGCGATCATCATCAAGCCGCTCTAGCGGAGGGCGCGATGCCTGACATTGCCACCGTGGCCGATGCCATTCGCGACCGTATGACCGCCGAGTGGCCGCATGTTGGCGTGCCCGTCTACTACGAGAACGAGGAGAACGAACTCTCCGACACACCGGAGGCGTTCCTCCACGTCTCTGTCGAGACATTCTCGCAGCAGCTCGCGGCCTATGGCGGCGGGCGCGGCAACAACCGCTGGCGGCAGCAGGGCGCAATCATCATCCGCGTCTTCGTGCCGCGCGGGGCGGGCCGCGCCGTCGCGGACGGGTATGCGGAGGACGCGGCCGTCATCTTCCGCGGCCAACGCTTCTATGCCGACGTCGATTGCTTCGGCGCCGGCGTGGTCTCGGCCGGCGTCGCTGACGCGCCGAACGGCAATTACTGGCTGACCGAGGTCGAGGTCGATCTCAGCTTCGATCTTATCGGCTGACCCGCCGACGCCCACTCGCCCTTGGGCAAGGCTCGTTTCCATCCCTCCAATTGACGGAGCCTTGTCATGACTCTCGAATCTGGCGTTGGCGTTGCAGTCCGCTACAAGACCTATGCCTCTGGTGCAATCGCCGACGTCGGCACGCCCGCGTCGCCTGGCGCCTCTGGCGGTCAGGTGCTGCGTCGCGTCGCGTCGACCATGAACCTGCAGCGCGAGACCTACCAGTCCACCGAAATCCGGTCGGATCGGCAGGTCGCGGACTATCGTCTCGGCACCAAGCGCGTGCAGGGCGACATCTCGGGCGAGCTTTCGCCGGGGACGTATTGGGACTTCATGGTCGGAATGTGCCGCGGCACGGCGGCGAGCGAGATCAGCAAGACGCAGACCGAGTTCACCTCGGTGGCGGCGACAAACTCCACGAGCAAGTTCACGGTCGCAGCGTCGACGTGGCTGTCGGAGGGCTTCAAGGTCGGCGACGTGATTCGCTTCTCCACCCTGTCGGTGGCGGCAAACAACGACGTCAATTACCTGATCACGGCGCTGAGCACGGTCGACGCGACCGTGACGCCGGCGCCGACGGACATGAGCGCCGACACGACCTTCACCGTCCTGCGCAAGGGCAAGAAGGTCTTCATCCCGAGCTCGTCGCACACGGACACGCTGTTCGCCATCGAGCACTACCACCAGGACGTCGACCTCTCGCAGCTCTTCAAGGAGTGCCGCGTCGGTCGCATGCAGCTTGGCCTGCCGGCGACCGGCCTCGCGACCAGTTCTTTCGGCTTCATGGGTCGCGACATGGAAGCGCTGGCGACGGGCAGCTCGCCCTATCTGACCGCGCCCACGGCCTCAACCACGACCGGCCTGGTCGCAGCCGTCAACGGCCTGCTGCGCTTCGGCGGCAGTAACAACGCCCTGATCACCGGCGCCAACATCAACTTCGACCTCCAGCCTTCGGCTGAGGCGGTCGTCGGCTCGCTGTTCGTCCCCGAAATCTTCCTCGGCGACGCGCAGATCAGTGGCGATCTCTCCTTCCTGCTGCAGGACTTCACGCAGCTCAGCAACTACACGTCGGAGACTGCGCTGGAGCTGCACCTCCTGCTGGAGACCGGCGGCTCCGCGCCTCACGACTTCATCAAGATTTCGCTGCCCAACATCGTGCTGACGAAGCACGACATCGGCGTCCAGGGCCGCGCCGGCGTGCCGGTGCAGGCGGGCTTCATGGCCCGACTGAAGGCCACCGCCACGGGCTACGACTCCACGACAATCACCATCCAAGATTCCGCCGCTGCCTAAGCGTCGGAAGTCCGATCCCGGCTGCCACCGGGCCGACGTCGCCGCCGCAACGGCGGCGATGTCTCGCTCGCGAGACCGGGGCGCACGCGATGGCGGTCGCGTGCGCCCCACCCTTCCGCCAAAGGAACCACCTATGTCCAAATTTGCGGGCCTCGGCCTCGCGGTCGACACGCCCTTTATCGTCCAGCTCCAGCACCCCGTCAGCGGCGCGGCGCTCCGCACCGCGTCGGGCGAAGAGGCGACGATCACGCTCCTAAGCGGCGACAGCCAGGCGGCGCGGGCTCACCAGAACCGCACGCTGAATGCGCGGCTCTCGCAGCGCGTGCGCGGCAGCATCACGGCCGAGCAGCTTGAGGCCGAGCAGGTCGAGCTGCTGACGACGCTCACCCAATCCTGGGTACTGGTCGACCTCGACGGCAACGCGCTCGACGTTGACTGCACGCCGCAGAACGCGCGCGATCTCTATGCCGCGCGCGAGTGCCGCTGGATTCGCGAGCAGGTCGAGCAGGCAATCGACAACAGAAAAAACGTCAAGACGGCGTAGCGGCCGATCTCGCCGACTACGCCGCGCATCATTTCGCGCTCGACATCGCGCGACCTGACGGCACCACCAAGCGCGACGAGCTGCTCTCCGCGCTGCGCCAGGCCAAGCAGGGCTGGGTGGGGGCGCCGTCGGTGGCCTCTGTGGAGGCGGAGCTTGACGGCCCCTCCCTGCCGTCGGACGGCGCCCACGTCTGGGCGTGGTACGTCGAGCTCGACCGCGCGCGCAGCGCGACCGGGTTCGGCCCCGCGGCGCTCGGCTGGCAGGACATCGCGGCCTGGGCGTCGCTGATGCGCTGCCAGCCGATGCCGTGGGAATGCCTCGCGCTCACCACCATCGACCGGATCTTCCGCTTCGAGTGGGCGAAAGCACAGCCGAAGCCGGGCAGCAGCACGCCGGGCGGGGAGAAATAGGCCATGGCCGACGACATCGTTCGGATGGCCACCACGATTGCGGCCCTGGACCCTCGCCAGTATGAGCAGGGCGTCCAGAAGGTCGAGGCCGCCGCCAACAAGGCCGTCGCGGCGAACACGCGCCTGGAGCAGTCCACGGAGAAGATGGCGCGGACGACGGTCGTCAGCGTCAGCGCGATTGATCGCCTCCAGGCGGCGAACGACAAGACGTTTGCCGCGGAGCAGCGCCGCCAACGCCAGATCGAGACGCTTGACCGCGCCTTGCAGCAGGGCACGGTGACGCAGGAGCGCTACGCGCGCGTCCTGCAGTCGGTCGAGCAGAGCTATTCGAAGCACGCCGCTGCGGGCGCGCCGGTGGCCGCGAACCTCAACAACATCGCGGTCGCCGCGACGAACACCGGGCGCGCGCTGACGCTTGTCCGGCAGGGGTTCGCCGAGGCGCAGCCGCATATGGAGCAGTACGCCGCGAGCGGCGGCATCCTCTCCGCGGTTCTCGGCCGCCTGGGGGTCGCCGGCACGCTCGCGGCCGCGGCGTTCGGGGCCTTCAGCCTCGCTATCGCCAAGGGCGTCGAGGAGTTCACCGAAGACGAGACCGCCATCACCCGGCTGGAGCAGAGCATCCGGGTGACGGGCGGCGCGGCCGGGTTCTCGGCTGCGCAGGTCGAGACGTTCGTGGACCAGATGATCCGCCTGGTCGGCGTCTCCGACAACGATGTTCGCCGTGCAGCGACTTCCCTCACTGGGTTCGCGGCGGCCGGTCGCCTGGGCTTCGAGGAGGTCATCCGCACGGCCGCGGACCTGACCGCGCTCTTCGGCGGCGACCTTCAGAGCAACACCGAGCGCCTGGGCAAGGAGCTGCAAGACCTCGCGACCGGCGCGACCCAGCAGCTCGGCCGTTCCTTCCACGCCCTGGGCGCCGACGCGCGGATGGCCATCGAGGAGTTGGCGCGGTCGGGCCGCGGGACCGAGGCGGCCACGCGCGCGCTGGAAGCCATGCGCCAGACCATCGGCGGCGCGGGCGAGAGCCAGGCCAACACGATCTCGGGCGCCATGCGCCAGTCCGCGGAGGCGACCGGCGATCTGCTCTCGACCATCGCGCGGGTGACGGGCGCGACGGAGCGGGCGCGCAGCGCCACGATGGGGTGGCGCGACGCCATGCTGGCGGTGCGCGACGCGATCACCTGGACACCGGAGAGCCGCGCGCAGGCGGTGCAGTCGCAGATCGAGCTGACGGCGCGGCAGATCGGAGAGCTTGAGCTGACGGTGAACCGCGCCGAATCGCGCATGGCGAACATGAGCGCGCAGCAGCGAGCCGAGACGATTGCGCTGCCTGGCAACGCGGGCTATCGGGACGCCCTGCGCCGGCTCAACGACTATCGCGCCCGGCAGGCCGGACAGATTGATCAGCTCGCCGGCGGCGGCATTACGCGCGATGGGTACGCGGGCGAAGAGCAGGCCGCGATGGCTCGCCGCGCCGGCGAGATGGCGGCCGAGCGTGAGGCGGCCGCGGTCGCCGAGCAGCGCAATCGTCGGACGCGCGAATACATCACGAGCCTGGAGCGCGAGCAGGAGCTTGCGCGCCTGGCGCCCAACATTCGAGCGCAGCAGGTCGCGGCGGATAACGCCGAGGTCCAGGTGCTGCAACGCCTGACCGGGTCGCAGGAGTCGAACCTGCAATTGCTGCGGCGTCTCCCGCAGGCGCAGGAGGAGTCCAACCGCCGCCAGGTCGAGAGCGCTCGCGCTATCGCCATCTCGACGCAGGCGATGCAGCAGAACTCGCAGGCCGGTGCGCAGGTCGCGCAACAGCGCGAGCAGGCCCGCACGACCCTGGAAGAGCAGATCCACGGCCTGCAGCGCGAGGCGGATGCGCTCGGTCAGTCGGAGCGCGAGCGCTACGTCACCTCGCAGGGCTTGCAAGCGGAGCGCACCGGGCGGCAGCTCAACAGCGAAGAGCTGCAACGGTACGTGGAGCGCGTCAGGACCGAGGCCGGGGCGCTGTACGACACCCAACAGGCGCGACGTCAGGCGACGCAGGCGCTTGAGGAGCAGGCGCGCGCGATCAATCGCACGGTCGACCGTGTGGTGGATTTTGCCGCCGACGGCTTCGACCGCATCCTCCAGAACGGCGTCGGCACCTGGAAGGATCTCTGGGACGAGTTCGTGACGATTGGCCGCAAGGCCATCGCGCAGGCCATTGCCGAGGCCCTGTTGCGCCCCATCGTGGTGCCGATTGTGACCGAGCTCGTTGGGAGCTTCGGCGGGATGTTCGGCGTCGGCGCCAGCGGTGTCACAGTTGTTCAGGGTGCCAGCGGGCCGTACTTGTCGGCAGGCGGGCAGCCCATCGGCTTGAACGGCGGCGGCGGGCTCTCAGTCCCCAACATGCCGAGCACGAGCCTGCTTGAGCGCATCTTCGACGGCAGCGCGTTTGGCGGCAACTCGGGGACGCTGACGCCGGGTCTCGACGCCTGGGCCTTCCGAAATCTCGGCTTCGGGCAGATCGACAACTTCGCAGGCCAGTCGGCTGGGGCAATGGGGCCGTTCCAGGGTGGCAGCGGCCTCTTCGGCGGCGGTGGCGTCGGCGGCGCGCTCTCGGGCTTCTCCTCCCTCGGCAACCTTCTCGGGATCGCCGGCGCCGGTCTGCCTGGTCTCATGTCGGGCAACTTCGCGCAGGCCGGGCTCGGGATCGGTGGCGCCGCGCTCGGTACGCTCATCTTCCCCGGCATCGGCACCGCGATTGGCGGGTTCCTCGGCAACATGTTGGGTGGGCTGTTCGGCAAGAAAAAGCCGACGGGCCCCGGCGGCGCGGCGTTTGTGTGGGCGGATCACATGGACGAGCCGTGGGTGATGGGCTCTCCCGTCATGGGCGATAAAAACGTCATCCGTGGTCTGGGCTCCGCCTATCAAGCAGGGCTCGCTCAGATTCTAAAGGCGTCCGGCGGCAGCGCCATCACCGGCGGCTCACAGGTCAATCTCGGCTATTGGGGTGACAAGTATCGCACCGCCGGCGTCGGCTACGGCAACAACCAATTCGACCATTTCGACAAGCCCGAGGACGCGGTCCAGCGCGCTTTGAATCTGACGGGCGGTGGCTTGCAAATCGCGGGCATCGGCCGCGCCGCGCAATCGGTGCTGACGAACGAGGGCGGCAGCGCGCCCCTCGATCAACTCGTGCAGGATCTCGCGAAGGCCGTGACCTTCCAGCAAGCCTATGACGCCGCGATCAGCGACACCAACGAGACCACGTCGCAGGTCGAGCAGCAGCTCAAGGCACTGAACGCCCAATTTGACCAGATGAAGACCGCAGCCGCCGGCTACGGCTACGGCGCCGAGGAGCTTGAGGCGGCGCGCAAGCGCGCGCTCGCCAAGATGACCGAGGCGTTCAACGACAACGTGCAGCAGACGCTGCTCGCCATGACGGACCCGCAGGCGGCGGCGCTCGCGGCGCTCGACAAGGCGCGCGCAGTGGCGGTCAAGGATGCGGCCGCGCTCGGCGCCGACATCAACGCAGTCGAGACGCTGTACGGGAAGCAGCGCGCTGAGATCGTCAAGGCATACGCGGCGCAGGCTGCGGCCGAGGCGCAGAAGCTCGCCGACTTCAATTTCTCGGTGAAGAACGCCATCCTTGGCGCGACCGATCCGCAGGCAGCCGCGCTGGCGGCGCTGGAGCAGCAGCGGCAGGCGGCGATCAAGCAGGCGACCGATCTCGGCGCGGACGTCAACGCGGTCGAAGAGCTGTATGGCCTGCAGCGCGTGGCGATCATCAAGAAGTATGCGGACGAGGCGGCCGCCGCCTCCGCCGTTGCGGCGCAGCAGCTCTCCGATTTCAACTTCAGCGTGGCGAACAGCCTCCTCGGCATGACCGATCAGCAGGCGGCAGAACTCGCCGCGTTCGACCGGGCGCACGAGGCCACGCTCAAGACGGCCACGACAATCGGTGCGGACGTCAACGCCGTCGAGGAATTGTATGGCAAGCAGCGCGCGGCAATAGTCAAGCGCTATGCCGACGAGGCGGCGGCCGCAGAGGCTGCCGCGATGGAGCGCCTGAAGGCCCAGGCGCTTAGCCTGAAGCAATGGCTGGACGCGCAGGTCTTCTCCAACACCTCCAGTTCGTCGCCGTCGACGCGGCTCAGCGAGGCGCAGCGCATGTTCGGCGAGCAGATCGGGCTCGCGCGCGGCGGCGACGCCAATGCCTTCCAGGGCATCACCGGCTACGCCTCGCAGCTCTTGGCGGCGGCCAAGGATTTCTTCGCAAGCTCGGGCGATTTCGTCGCAATCGAGGCGATGACCCGCAGCCAGATCAGCGAGCTTGGCAAGGCGCTCGGTCTGCCAGGCTTCGCCAGCGGCGGCGCCTTCACCGTCGGCGGCTTCGGCGGCACGGACAGCCAGATCGTGCCCATCCGCGCCACGCCAGGCGAGCGCGTCACGGTCGAGACGCCGGCGCAGCAGCGCGCGGGCTCGGCGACCACGGAGGGCGTCCAGGAGCTGCGCGCTGAGGTGGCCAACCTCAACGGCACCATCGATGCCCTGCGCCGGGAGATCCGCATGTCAGGTCACCTCCGCGCCATCGGTCGATAGCGCGCCATGACCCCGCTTCTCTCCACCGGCCTCTTGATGGGCGGGCTGCTGCTGGTGACGCCAGCCGCGGCGCCAGAGGCGGAATCTACCCTCGTTGACCTGCCGCTCGCCTCGGTCTCGGACGACATCTACTTGGTCGAGGCGGCGGTCTACGACGGCACGAGCAACACCGGCACCTTGACCGACGACCCGCGGCCGCTGCTCGCGCCCGAGCCGTTGCTTGTGGGGCCGCTGCTTGCCGGCCGCATCACGGCGGCGACCGATCAAGGGGTCGCGACGCATCGCTGGTCGGATCGAGGGTGGACCTCGGCTCCCGACGACACCCTGGCCAACGTGCATTTCCATGGTCGCGCCACTCAGCCGCTCGCGCTGCAATGGGCGCTGCCACTGTCGCCGGAAGACGAGGCGCAGGCGGCGGTGGCCGCCGAGGTCTCAATCGAGAACCGCGACGGCGGCGATGATCGCACCGCCGAGTTCGGTGTGGATGGTCGAGTGGTCGTGGTTAAGCGCGGCGCGCGCACCGATGCCTATGCCGATTTCGCGACGGTGTTCTCGGGCTACGGCGTGACCTGGCAGCTCTCAGGCGACCAGTTGCACCTGGCGCTGCGCGAGCGCGGGCATGCACTCGCAGTGCCGCTCACGGCGCGCTATGGCGGCACCGGCGGTGCCGACGGCACGGCAGAGATCGAGGGTCGCCCCATCCCCGCGCTCTACGGGATCTGCCGCAATGTCACGCCCGTGCTGGTCGTGCCTGCGTCGCTCATCTTCCAGGTGCATTTCGGGCGCATCTTCGCTGTGAGCGCGGTCTATGACCGCGGCGTCGCGCTGGTCTTTGACGCCGATTACGCGAATTATGCCGCGCTCGCGGCGGCGACAATCGCCGGCGGCAAATACGGAACCTGCCTGGCCGAGGGCACCTTCCGTCTCGGCTCGTCGCCGAGCTTCCCGGTGACTGCCGACGTGCAGGGCGATGCCACCGTCGCGGTGGCCGACGGCGGCGGCTACGTCGGGTCGCCGGTGCTGATCGCGAAGCGCATCCTGCTTGACCGCGGGGGGCTGGCGCTCGCGGAACTCGACGTAGACGCGATGGACGCGACCTTCGCCGTCTCGGCTGGCGCGTCGGGCATGTACTTCACCGACTCCGTGACGGTAGAGGAGGCGATCAGCGCGGTGTGCCGCGGCGCGTTCCTGCGCTGGGGCCAGAACCGCGACGGCACGATTGGCATCTGGCGCATCGCGCCGCCGAGCAACCCGGCATTCATCATCGGCATCGCGCACATGCTTGAAGACCCGAGCGTGCTGCCGTTGCCAGAATCGGTGGACCCTTGCTTGTGGCGCGTCACGGCGGGCTATCAGCGCAACTGGACTCCGATGACCGACGCCGACATCGCGGGCTCCGTCGGCGCCGCGCAGCGGCAGTTCCTTCGCCAGCAATGGCGTCGCGTGATCGAGGCCGACACTGATCGACTCGCGCGCAATCTCCTGGCCCGGCAGATCGAGCTGCCGACTATGTATGACCAGGAGAATGTCGCGTCGACATTGGCGCTCAACTTGCTGACGCTGTTCGACCAGGGCCGCCGGCTGATCGAGATCACGATCCCTGCCGGCGCACATTCGCTCGGGCTGCGCGACGTCGAACAGCTCGTGCATCCGCGCTTCGGACTCGCCGGGGGTGTTGCCATGCGAGTCATTTCGCTGCGCGAGGACTGCGGCGCGCGCACGGTCTCAGCCGTGCTGTTCGGGTAAGCGCCCATGTTCCCCACTCGCTTCTTCGCGCCGACATACTTCGCGCCGCTGTATTTCCCCGCGGTCGGCGGTGCCCCGCCTGCAGCGGACGGCGTCATGTTCGCGCCGCGCTATTTCGCGGCACGCTATTTCGCGCCGCGCTACTTCCCCGGCGAATGGACCGAGGTCGAGCTGATTGGGTCGGCGACGGGCTGCCTGATCGCCTATGAGAACCTCGCGGACACCGTCGCGATTGAGACCAACAGCGAGGTCACGACCCTGCCGGCCGTGAACCTGCAAGACACCTCAATCCAGGTGCCGTGGCGCAGCACCGCGATGAGCTGCTATCTCGCCCTGGACTTTGGCGCCCCGATGGAGATCGGCGTCGTCGCGCTCGCCGGCCTCAATCTCGCGGCGACTGACACGATCCGCCTGCGGCTCTCCGCCGTCGCGCCCGGCGATAGCGAGCTGTACGACACCGGCGTAGTCGCATCCGGCGTGCTCCCCGGCTACGGCACCTGGATGGCGTCGCTCATTACGCCGGTGCAGGCGCGCTGGGTGCGCATCGACATCGCCGTCGAGGGACCGCTCCAATACGTGCAGGCCGGGCGGCTGTGGGCCGGCCCCTATCTCAGCCTTCGACATCGCCACGATTATGGCTCCGAGGATGGCTTCATCGACCGCTCGCAGGTCCGCAGTGCGCCGCGCAGCGGCCGCACCTTCGTGGATCGCGGGGCGCGGCAGCGCAGCATGTCCTTCGTGCTCTCCAATCTGCTGACCGCCGAGGGCCGTGCCACGGTCAAGGACATGCTGGCGGCGATTGGGAACTCCGAACAGGCGCTCGTGTGCCTCGACCCCGGCAATAGCGATTACGTGCCCCGTGAAACGTACATCGGGCGCCTCGAAGACCTGCGGCCGATCACCCATCGCACATTCGACACCCGCGGCCTGGCGCTCCGCATAGCCGAGGATCTGTAAGCATGCTGCTAGATCGCGTTGTCGAAACCACCGACGTCACCGGCACCGGCACGATGAATCTGCTTGGCGCCGCGACGATTGACGGCGTCACCATGCGGCGCTTCGTCACCATCGCGGGCAGCGGGCAGACCGTCGCCTACGTGATCATCGATACGACTGGCAATTTCGAGTACGGGATCGGCGTGGTGACGGCGGGCTCGCCGGACACACTGACCCGCACCACGATCCTGCGCAGCTCCAACAGCGACGCCCTGGTGAGCTTCACGTCGGGGACGAAGATCGTCTATGCGACGGTGAACAGCGATTTCCTGCGCTTCGGCTCGCGCGGTCTGCCGACGCTCGGCGGCTCCGCCAACGCGCGCACCATGACCAACGTGCCGGCGCTCAAGGCGCTGGTGCCCGGCATGCTATTCGCCGCCATCAACGGCGCGGCGGCGAACACCGCGGCCGCGACTCTCACGGTCGATGCCATCGCGAGCAAGCCCATCGTCTCGCAAGAGAACACCGCGCTGGTCGCGGACGAGCTGGGAGCCTCTGCGCTCGTGCTGTTCATGTACGACGGCACCAGCATGCGCCTGCTCAATTCGCATTGCATCGATGGCGGTAGCTACTAGAGGAGATAGCCAACCTATGAAGGGTCTATGGGCGTTGTGGGCGGACGAGCTGTCCGACGAGACCTGCAACTCAATCACCGAAACGGCGCTCGCTCTGCCGGAGCAGACGGCCACAATCGGCGGGCGGGTGATCGACACCGTGATCCGCGAATCACATGTGCGCTGGATTCATCCAGAGGTCGATGGCATCGCGCCGTTCTTCGGGCTGATCAACAAATACTTCGCCACAGCGAACCGAGATTTCTTCGGCGTCGATTCCGTGTTCACGCCGGCGTTGCAGTTCACCATCTATCGCGAGAGCCGGCGCAGCCACTACACCTGGCACGCGGACGTGTTCTGGGAGACCGACCAAATCTTCCAGCGGAAGCTCAGCATGGTCATCCAACTGAGCGATCCGAGCACCTACGAGGGCGGCGAGCTTGAGCTCGACTGCAACGTCCAGCCGCAGCAGAGCGAGCTGCGCAAGCGCGGCTCGATCATCGTATTTCCTTCCTTCCTGCACCATCGCGTGACGCCCGTCACCAAGGGCGTCCGCAATTCGCTGGTGACGTGGCAGGAAGGGCCGCTCTGGCGCTGACCTCCGGGGGCCTGTCATGGCAATCGTCATCAAGCTCAAGCGCAAGACGACGACCGGCGATCCAATCGCCGCCCACTTCTCCGCGGTCAACGAAGTGATCGTCAACGAGGTCGACGCGACAGCCTTCGTGCTGTCGGCGCCCGGCACCGTCAAGCGCATCTTGGGGGACGCGGGCCCACCCGGGTCGCCCGGCGCCGCGGGTGGCCCTGGCCCACCCGGCGCGCCCGGCACGCCC